TGCAGGCCAATAAGGTTGCAGTTAATCCGCTTACCGAACTGGTTGTCCTGAGCCCAGAAGCTGATTGCCGCGTTGACGTAGCAGCCTGAGTACGGACGGCCGTCCTCTTCCACGAGTGGGGTCTTGTCCCGATCGAGTACCTGCGGTCGCTTGAGGGTCGAGCAGCTGATGAAGACCGCGTTGTCATAGCCGTCGTAAGCTTTCTCTTCACCGTCACCCAAGCAGGTCTTGAGACCCTTTGGCGGCTTGCCGTTGAAAGCCTCGTCGGCCTTCGCCTTAACCGCCTTCTTAAGCTTGGCGATCTGGTCGCCGTGGGTGTCCTTGTCCAGCAGCAGGTTGCAGCTGTACTTCGCCTTCTGCCCCTCCATATACGCCTTCGGCGTAAAGATCTGGGCAAAAGACAGACGAACATTCTTCACTGTAATGACTTCACTCATTGGTCACTTTCCTTGTTGAAATAGGATTTCAGCGCAGGGCGCTTGTCGCTCTCTGGAGCAAGCGTTGGCTTTCCATCCGGTTTGTCGATGAGATCGACGATCTCACCGCTCGCCTCACGACCGAGAGATTTCTCGGCCTGTGCGGGAGACTTGAGCTTGGACACGAAGGCGTCGTGTCCTAGCAATTTCGTTAGGCGTTCCTCGGCTGCGTCTTCGTCAGACCAGCGGCGGATTGACCGCCCCTCCACTACCTTCCAGCCGGGTATAACACCGCCTGCCGCTAGTAGATCCGTGGCGTGTTTCTTTACCGCGTCCGCCCAGCCGCTGATCTGGTCCAGCTTGCTGACAACTACCGCCAGCTGGTCTGCTGTGAGCGTGTGGTGGTCTACGGTCTTGTCTACCTCGTCCAGATTGTCGAAGGCTCCAAAAGCCAGCTCGAAGTTTTCTCGAGCGAGCGCTCCGCAGGTCGCCTTAGCTCTGCACCAGCGGCACTGTTTGTCGCCCGGTTTTAAAGGGGCGTCTTCGGTCATGGCGAGCTCGGCGGCTGGTTTAGCTACCTCCAGCGCCCACTCGAGCAGCGTCTTGACCGACATCTCGCACTGGCTGACATGGTCTAGGCGAGGCTGCACGATGTTGAGCGTCACGTCCTTGACTTGATATTCCAAGCCAAAATCTTTTATGGCCCCGATCGCGTACAGCATCAGCTGTTCGTTGTTCTCGGCGTGAACCTTGACGCCGGATCCAAACTTGGCGTCGATGACATGAACATGGCCTGCGTTGAACACGAGGCAGTCCGCTGTCCCGAACCCTCGAGGGGCAATATGGTCGTAGCTAACGCGCTGCTCGTAGAACTTTACGCCGCGGTGCATATTCACGAAGTCGACGTAGTACTGGACAGCCTCAGCCATCTCGTCAGTCACTTCGAACTCGCCGATGCGCTTGCCGATGAACTCTCGAGCAACACGCTCTTCCCGCAAGCAGCGCTCAGACAAGTCATGGCATGCTGTGCCTTCGGCCGCGAAGCGGCTGTACTCATCTGGGATGTCTTTTTCCATGCGGATCGAACCCGGGCAGGCGATCCATCTGTGAGCCTTTGAGGCTCCGAGCACTGCGTGTGCCATCCACAACTCCTCTGACTTTTGACAACTATCGGTTGTTGACTAATGTCGTCGATCGGACGTATGTTGTCAATCCTCGTTTTATCAACAGTCTTAAACAGGAGGTTTAAGTGGAAGATCGTGAACAAGTTAGGAGGAAGCTGGAGCAGGTGTCTGCCTTAGTCGCTTCTTCCTCGTGGAATAGATTGGCTGGGAAGCTGGACGTTACCCGTCAAGCAATTAACAAGTGGATTGTCGCAGGCGAAGTGCCAGCTGCTCGAGCTTGCCAGATCGAGCTGCTCACTGAGGGCGCTGTGACTTGGAAGGAGCTTTGCCCAAAGCTGGTTCGTAACACTGAGATTTGAGGAGAAGGACATTGTTGAAGGATTACGGGCATAAGCTTGTAGCCAACGGCTACGACATCGTGCCAATCAAGAAGGGTCGCAAAGCCCCCTCGCTTTCCAGCTGGCAGAACCTGCAAGCCACCTCGGAGGACGTGGACAAGTGGTTAGGAAACGGTCACGCCGATGGGGGCGTGGGTGTGCTGTGCCGCCGAACGCTCGCCGTGGACATCGACTGCCACGACAAGAAGCTGAACTACGAGCTCATTCACTGGATGCGCGATAATGTGGGCGACGCTCCGATCAGGGTCGGCCGAAAGCCTAAGTGCATTATGCCTTACCGAGCGGAGACGCCTTTCGGGAAGATCCGATCGACAGAGTACGAGGACGAGGAAGGCAGCCGCCACGCGGTTGAGGTTCTAGCAAACGGTCAGCAATTCGTGGCTTACGGCATCCACCCAGACACAAACAGAGAATACAGCTGGGTCGGCGGGGTAGGCATAGCTGACGTTCCTTACAAGGATCTGCCGACGCTATCCGAAGAACAGGCTCGAGCACTGGTTGCTTTCTTCGAGAAGAGGGCTGAGGAACGCGGCTGGGAGGCTGTGAGGCGGGGAGGCCAGACAGCCGCCAGTGGGGCTGTAGACCCAGACGACCTGTCTAATTTGAGAGCTAAGCTCGATGTTGATCGTGAACAGATCGAGAAGTGGCTCGAGGCGATCGACCCTGACGAGCATCACGACGACTGGGTCAAGGTCGGCATGGCGCTGCACCACCAGTTTGACGGAAGCGAAGAAGGTCTCGAGATCTGGGACGAGTGGTCGAGCGGCGGCAGCAAATACAGTGAAGGTGTGTGCGCTAAGCGCTGGGACAGCTTCGACAGCCACAGCAAGGTTCCTGTCACCGCGGCGTACCTGCGCCGTCAGAGCGTTGAGGTTGTGAGCGAGGAAGTCAAAGACGAGAAGCTTCCTGCCATGCTTGAAAACTGGGCTTTCGTTCAGGTCGAGGGGTCCGCCAGAGTTATCCGCGAAGACATAAACACTGGCTCGATCGTGCTCTACAAGATCGAAGATCTCAAGAAAGAGCACAAGAACTGCGAGATCCTCGACGTGTCGAGCCGTAAGCCGAAGATGATCAACCTCGTGGATGTGTGGCTGCAGAGCGATAAACGTCGCACCTACGCGGCCGGTCTCACGTTCGCTCCAGACGGAGAGGTTTTGGCCAAGTACAACCTGTGGCGCGGCTGGACTTACGAGCCAAGGGAGGGGGACGTTCGACCTTGGGTTGAGTTCGTGACCGAGGTTGTGGCGAGCGGCAACGCCGACCACGCCAACTACATCATCGCTTGGTGCGCTCAAATCATCCAGCAGCCTATGACCAAGATCGGCGTGGGCCTTGTGCTGCGAGGCTTGAAAGGGACAGGTAAGACCAAGTTCGGCGAGCTGCTGGGCGGTCTGGTCAAGGCTCACCACAAGATCGTGAGCCGAGCCGAGCACGTCACCGGGCATTTCAACCGCCACCTCGAGGACTGCCTAGTTCTGCAGGCTGACGAGGCTTACTGGGCGGGGGCGAAGTCGAACGAAGGGGCTCTGAAGGATCTGCTGACCAACTCAGAACTCACGATCGAGCGCAAGGGCGTAGACGCCTACACCGCGCCCAACTTCACCCGCGTACTGTTCACCTCGAACGAGGACTGGGTGGTCCCTGCCAGTTTGGATGAACGCAGGTTCGCTGTGTTCGACATTAGCTCGGTTCACAAACAGGACAGTCAGTACTTTGCTGCGCTCGACCGCTGGTATCACACCGGAGGGGCCAACTCTTTGATGCACTACCTGCAGAACTTCGACCTGTCGAAGATCAACGTCCGCATCGCTCCGCAGACCGAGGCTTTGACAGAGCAGAAGCTCGAAAGCCTGAGCTCGGTCGAGGGGTGGGTGTTTAACTGCCTGATGGCTGGCGAGATCAGAGAGCACCGGGTGGCTGGCGATCGGCTTGAGTGGGGCGATCTGGTCAGCAAGGCTCAGCTGTACGACATCTACGTCTCATCAATCCGCAACCGCTACGAGCAGCCGGTCAAGGAAGTCCATTTCTGGCGAGCCCTGAGAGGCTGTGAGGGTCTGCTGCTGGATGAGAAGCAGAAGCGAGAGGGTGACAGCCGGATCCGCTGTGTGCAGCTGGCCGACCTGACCGATGCGCGTAGAGGCTTTGAAGTCGCGGCAGGGATGTCGATCGACTGGCCAGATGCTGGCGAGGTTGACCCGCTCGACCC